AAATCTTTAATTTCAAACAATTCTTGTTTTAAAATATTTATCTCTTTTATTGTATTTCTTATTTGGTCACCTTGTTGTTCTCTACTTTTAATTCTGCTCATATACAATTGATATTCACTTTTATTTGTGTTTACAATTGCATTTGACTTTATATCTCTTACCAACGATTCATAACCTTCTACTTTTATTTTCATATTATATTGCCAATGCTAAAGCTCTAAAATCTTTTATTCTTGCCGGTAGAGCTGAGTTAGTTCCTCTAAATACAATTTTAATTTGAAAAGCATTAAAATCAGGTATTGCATTTTGACTAAATTTATAATCTTTAAAATCATTGTCTAGTACAACATCGCCTGTTGATGGATCAACTGTAGTATCACTAGAACCGTCGGTATTAAATGGTATAAATTCTAAATCTTCAATTCTTCTTGTTTCTTCTCCACCCGTTACTCTAAAAAATGCTTTAATAGAAGAACCGGTTCTCACACTAGCAGCAACTCTTATATCTAAAGCCGTTGATACATTTGCTAATGAAACTTTTTTAGTAATGTAAACACCTGCCGAAGAACCACCTTCTATTGCTATATCATCTTCATAATTTACTGTGTTTGTAATTTTTGCCACAATTTTTGAGTTTGAAGCAGGAGTAGAAAGTAATGTAAGTGTTGTTCCTGCAATTGTAAAATCATCAACAGGTTGTAATCTTAATCCATTTTTTTTCACAGATAACAAATGTACGCTTGTAGGTGTTCCGGATAAAGTAAATGATGTTGTTGAATTATCGCCTGTAAATGTATCTGTTGATGATACAGTAGGATTATTTAATCTATTTGAAATAGCAAAAGCATTAATTCTTTTAACATCAATTACCGGCGACACATTTTTGTTTGAAGTTGAAATTGTAATGTTTGTAAATAATGATTTAGAACCTGACATTTCATTTGTTTGGTTTATATCGCTTGCAACTAATCTAGGTTCTGAGAAGAATATATTGTCATTTAACACCACCGATTGAGCATTAGAAAGAGATTGTAAACTAAAAGGTGTTTCAGAACCATTTACAGATTTACCCGTTGTTGTTCTTATAGAAGTTGTTAGTGTAGTAAGTGGTAATGTTAAAACTCCCATTTGTAATTGCATAACATCAAACAATCTATTTTGTGTGGCAGCCACTGTTGTGCCTCCAACATTTCCTGAAACTGTTGCTGTTCCTGCTGTGGTTAAATCATAACTATCCAAAGTAATATTTGATATTGAAGTATAAGTTCCATTAATTTGTGCTGAAGTGATACCGTTGTATGTACCTGCTGCAACTCCTGAAATTGTTACATTATCATTTGTTGAGTGCATTCCGTGATTTTTATGAAACACTCTAATTAAACCGGTGTTTTTAAATGTTCTAATTGGATTTGTGCCAAGTGTTTTACTTGGTAATGTTTTATTTGCTAATGTTACTGTAGCACTAGAATTTATTGTAAATACTGCTTTTTTCAAATTAAATTTTATATCTTCCATTTGTTCTGGAGACCAAGTACGATTATTGGCTGATTTGAATAATACTCCTGTTGCAGGTTGTTTTGACACTGTTCTATCTGAGCCTATTACAGTATCTCCTAATCTAGCAACATAAATTTGATAATCATTTGAGTCAGAATATAATACGATACAATATTCTGTTCCCTCTTGCAAATAAACAGGACTATCAAAAGTAAAAGTAGTTGCTACAGAAGCATCAGCACTTGTATTAACTGAATTTGGATTTAAATATTTTTGAGCAAAAGGTAATATAACAGTGCCTGGATAACCATTAATCATATTTCGTATTTCAGCTCTAACTGGAATAGTTGTTGATTTTGTTGCAAAAAATATGTCTAAGCTTGTTACAAAAATTCCACCTATATCATCAATTACAAAGGACTGAGCAAGAGGATCTCCGCCACCTCCTCCTCCATTTCCTCCTCCGCCGCCACCATTGTCAGGTGGTGCTATGTCTTGTACGGTTCTATTTGCTACTCTATCTGTATTTCTATTTTGAGATAATGTTGTTCTTACTACTCTTGCCTCTCTTGTAGAAACAATTACATCTCTTACTGTTTCTTGTAAACCTTTAGCATTGTAATCAGCCTCAGCAGAAGTTGCATTTGGGTCAGCGTGTAAACTAGTATTTGAGGATGAACTTGTTAATCTAAAAACTCTTGTACCTGTTCTCCATCTAGGATTTGCGTCAACTTTTGAATCAGGTATTGAAAATGTTCCAGATACTAAACCATTTGAATCTGTAACAATATTACCTCCTAAAGATCCGCCTGTAGGAGTAACATATGTAGATACATCTATATTGTCAAAATAAGGATAAACTCTTGTATTTGGTCTTAGTCCTCTTCCTGTAAATGATATATCTCTACCTCTAATAAAAGGAGCAAAATTAATTGCAACAACTCTATCTCCTAAACTTTGTGTTACTGTTTGAGGTACTAAATCTGTTCTAATACCACGTCTTGTTTGCACAACGTCAACTGTTGTAGTTGTTATAAGTTGTGCGCCTGTGTTTACTTGATTTGTTCTAGGATTACCTGACCATTGATCTTGCCATTCATTCCATTCTGTACCAAAAGGTATTTCTGATATGTTTGGATTTGTTAACCCTAATTGAGCTGCTAAATTATCAAAAGCTCCTCCAATATTAACTGTTAACGTAGGTGCTCGATCTGTTTCTTTCCATTCATCTAATGATGGATCTAATTCTATATTACCTATCCAATTAAATACAAAAAATGGATTTAAGTTTTCAGTTTTTGTAGCAAATGGTTGTTGTATGATGTTTACTTCTGTATAAGGTAAAGTTATAAGGTCGCCTGTTTTTTGATATCCTGCTTCTGTTCTGTCCGCAGCAACAATAACTGTACCGTCATCATCTACTTCTTCAAATTCAACTATATCTTCATTAAACATTGTTCTTGCTTCACCACGGCCTCTATCAATAGCCAATTTGTAATCGTTGTTGCCTACATCTCCAATGTTATGACCTGTAAAATTATCTACTATAAATCCATTTTTAAATCTATCAAATCCTTCAGCATCTTGTATTTGTAAACTTTGAGCATTAGCTTCTAATAAAGATAATTGTGTGTAGTACTCTACATTTTGAATACGTTTTTCTAATCGGCCAATATCTCTCATAGTATATCTTTTATTATCTTGTTTTTCTACAATTATATCATCTGTGTTTAAAGTGTAACTAGGAATTATTAAAGTAGCTAAATGTAAATTGCCGTCTAAATTGCCGGGTGTTAATGGATTAAGAGCAGAAGCTCCTTTTAAAACTTTTAACTGGCCATCTCTTGTTATAAAAATTTTATCTATTCTGTTTAAATAAAATTCAAAATCTGTTGTAATATCAGAATTAAATTGCACAACATCTACTGTTGAAGCACCTGTTCCATCAAAACTTTTTTCAAAATTAGAACCGGATGTAGAACCAGGTATTGTTGAGTTGTCATCTACACGAGGTCTAAAATCTAAACAATCTCTTAAATCAAATCTAATACCTGTTGTATCAGAAGTATAAGTAGATATATCTTCATAATTTATAACTCCTGAGTATGAGTCAACATCAAAATAATCTCCTGAACCGTGAGAGAAAAAATCAAAATTAATTAATAACCTACCTGTTGGTTTTAATTGACCAGGTGTTAATTTTAATCTACCAATATCATATAAATTATCTCTTTGACCTGTATCTAAAGTAAATCTTGTAATAATATTTGTATCACTTGAAGTAGCAGGAGTAGAAAAATTAGCTGACATAAAAACAGAATTAATTTTAAAAACATCTGCTTTACCTAAACCTATTGTACCACTTTCAATAATAGATTGTGATGTAATTGCTACAGTAGAAGAACTATTTAATGTTTTTGTTTTTGAAACAGCTACTGATCTTGATATTGTTGCTAATATTTTTATTTTATGACCTGAAAAATTAGCACCAAAATCTAAAGTTAATGTTTTACCAAAAGGCGAACCACCTAACACAAAAATAGGGTTTCCTTCGTGGTTATTACCTGAAGTGTTTAATAAATCACCTGCTGCTCCTGTAGTACCAGCACCTGCAGTCATTATTGAAACAGAAAAATCATCATCAGCTTGTGCTGAAAATAATTCGTTTGTGCCAGCTGTAATAGTAGCATCTCCATTTGAAGATAATGTTGTTATAAAATTTTTTCTTACATTGAAATTTGTATCTGTTAAACCTGAATTAGATGTTGTCTTTAAAGTTTTAATTGTTTTGTTTGGTAACTTAAATATAGCAGTGTTGTTTTCAGGATTTTGTAATTTTGATCTTCTTCTTGTAACGATAGCCCCTGCTGTAAGATCAGAAACACCAACTGTTGATGTTAAGACTAATTCATTATTTGATACAATAAATTTAACATTTTTTGTTATAGTTCCACCAACATCATTTGTAAATGTTATTGAATCTCCTATTTTTAAATCTGAGGTAAAAGATGTTCCTTTTCCTAATAAAGTTGCACTACTATTTGCTATAGATACATTTCCAGTTAATATTGTGTTATCGCCATAAACAGAATTTAAAATAGTATCAGAAGTATAAGCTGGAGACCCGGCCATACCAATTTGTTTAGTATCATTAAAATCAAATATTTTTACACCTTTATAACCTAAAGTATTATCTTGTATTGTTCCTGATGCGTTTGAAATGGAGCCAGAAATAATTTCACCAGTATTAAATGAACCATTTACATTTGATACGACCACAACACTGTGTGATAATGTAGGAGAAGTAGAAAATGATGTTACGTTTATTGGAGTTGTTCCATTTGAAGCAAATAGATTAAAAGTATTTGCTGTAGTATTTCTAACAACATAAACTCCAGGAGTATAAGAGGTAGAATTTACTAAAAAAGAACCTCCAGATAATGTTATTTGTTGTCCATCAGTAAATCCGTGATTGTTTAAAGTTACAACAGTAGGACTTGCTACGCTAAAAGATGTGGCCGTTACTGAGCGAGCAACACTATTATTCATTACTACTCCTGTAGCTCCTGAAGTGGCGCCTGATATTATTTCTCCTACCGTAAAAGTAGCTGATGTGGTTAAACTTAAATGCTCAAACATTTCTATATCAAATAAGTAATGTCTAGCTATAGTAGAAGTATTAAAAATATCTAAACTTTCGGTACCAGAAACTATTTCGAATCCACGAGATTTTGCTCTACCTATTTGAGGTACAGTTGTACCTATATTTGATCTTTCTGTTCCTCTCACTAATGTTGATAAATTATATAAATTGACCGATTTAAAAGCTTCTACATCTCCTGAAACGAAACCAATATCAGGTGAACCAAAAATATTTTCAACATTTACAAAATTTTTAATATTAAATCTTGTTTTATTATTATTTTGTGTGTTAAATTCTCTAGCTTTATCTACATCTAAAAACGTTGTTGACAAAATTTCAACTTCATAACCACTTACATAAGATTTAAAAGGTGAAACACCTACAGCTAACTTTGATTCTAAACCTCCATTACCTGAAGTGTATATACCTCTATTATTTCCATTTATTAAATGTTCTCTTATATCAAAATCAGGATTAGTTAAAGTGTAATCTCCAGATTCATCAAAAGTTCTTCTAGCAAAAGTATCTTCTAAAATATTATATTCTGTATTTCTAGCTTGTGATTTGATTATACCGCCATCCACCCTTAAAATTTCAAAAAAATTAGAATCATCTAAAGATGATAATGTTCTTTTAACAAGAGTTAATAAAATTTTAAATCTATGTGCTCCTGGAGCGTTTAGATTTGAAGAACCTTGAGCATTATCTACTAATGATGTGTCGTCATTTGAAGTAACAAAAGATTCTGTAATTTCAAATCCAATTCTATAAGAAGGTGTATTAGTATATTTGTCTAATATTAAAGTAGTTTTATCTACTTGTACAAAATAACCATTTATATAATAAACACCAGCTGCAACACTTGCCGCTGAACCAACAGCAGTTGTATTTACAACAGCCGTTGCAAGAATTGTGGCATTACCTACTGTTCTCGCTTGTATCGTTTCACCATTTGTAAAAACTGGAGATGTATTATTTGTTCCTGTTTTATTGTACTTAACATATAAAGTATCAGGATCAGTTCCGTCAGTTGCGACAGCATTCACACATATACCTACAACGCCTGAAGTAACACCTGTTATTTCTTTATCAATATATTCTGCAACCGTTGCAAAAGTTTTAGATGTTAATTTAACAGCATAATATTTTGTATCTAAAGCTACTTGGCCAGGAATAACCATAGCTCCTTGTTTGAAAAAATGGTCTCCCATTCTTTCTATTTGATTTTGTAATATTGTTTGTGATTGTGTTAACTCTCTGGCCTGTACTGCAAAGGCTGGTCTGAAAAGTATTCTATGAAATTTCTTTGACTCAGCGTAGTCGTCAAAGTAAGGTGAGAGGTTAAAGTCTGTTGGACTTGGCATATATCTCCCTAAAACTCAATTACTAATTTAATATTTTCGGTTTGGTCCGCCGCTCTAGTTATCGGTGCTCGGTTTTCAATGTATAAAACATCGCCTTTATGTCTATCTAATTCTGTATCTCTATAACCATTTGTAAATGTAATTTGGTCAGCAGTTTCACTTGCAACAGCACTTGGTGTGCCTGTAGCACCTGAAGTTTGGCCAGTAATTACGTTTGCACCACTAAATGCTGTACGATTACCATTACTGTCAACGCCTTCATCATTAAATCTTGTTTGTATGTAATGTAATATTCTATTTGTAGCGTCCCATTCAACTACTTTACCAACAGCACCTGTTGTTGCTTGGTTTATTTCTTCATCTGTTTGAAAAGTTCCTGGTGTAGGTGAAGCAGCTATACGAATAGCCTTTGTTGCACGTAATGTTGTAGCAGAAGCCGCAGAACCTCCTGAAAAAGGATTTCTGATTAATACAATTCTTCTAAAATCGTTTTCTGCTGTAAAGTCGCCTGTGTTTGTAGATTCTGTTCCTTCTAAACTTACGTTTAACATTACAAAAAATCCACCTAATT